AGGCGAGCGTGAGGGTAGCGGCTGCGAACGAACCGAGAGTAATCGAAGTGAACACCGGGTCCGCCGCGCTGATCGTGCCACCCTGAGCGACGAACGCCGCTGCCGGGGCCGTACCTGCGAGGATCGGGACGGTGATGTTTCGGTTATCGGTTGTGCGGATCTTCGTTGCGCCCGCATATACCACGTTGTCGTTCACGAGTTGTTCAACGACAAAGTCGGCGAACGTCACGGGAGTCGTCGCGGTTGCGGTTGCGAGTGCGCGCATCTCGAACTTAGCGGATCGCTTGTCGCCCGCGATGAGCGCGCGAAGAGCGTCTGCGTCGTTCTCGATGGTCTTAGCGGTTGCCACTTCGACGGCCCCGATGACGGCGGCGAGCTTCGCTGAACGCTCCTCGCCCTTCTTCAGGTCCTCGATCTTCGCGAGCTTCGAGTCCATTGACTCGTTGAGCTTCGAATACTGAGCCTCTTCCTCTGCGGAAAGTTCACGGGCCTCTTCCGATGCGCGGGAAACGAGAGCCTTAGCGGCCTCGAAATCGCGACGGTAGGCGTCGTGTAGCTGATTGACGACGGACATAGTTTCACCCTTTCTTTACTTTTGGTTGTTTCTAAACACCCGTCCCGGCGGCGCGACTCGTGCGGTACTTTCGCCCTTAGACTGTCGCCCTTAGCGTTTCGGTTTTCTTATCGTAGCGCGCGCTTCGCGAGTTCGATCTCTTTCTCCCGCGTGGATCGCGGGACGCTGCGCGGCGCGGACTCTTCAACGATCGTCTCCTCGACGGGCATCTCTTCGACGACTTCGCCCTCGGCGATATCTTCCGCCTTCTCCGCCTCGTCTTCGGCGACGACTGCGGCGATCGCCTCGGCGAGGAGGCGAGCCTGATCCTCGGAGACGTCCCCGGAGAGGAGCGCATTCACCGCGGCGCGGAGAGGCTCGATCTCGAGGCCCGCCTCGGAGGCGAGGGATCGGACGGATACGGTCGAGATTGTGGACGGGTAATAAGGCGAGAGTCCCGTCAAGGCGGAGACCTCGACGAGCTTCACGTCGCGGAGTTCGCGGACTCCCTCTTCGTTTACCTTATTCGCGTTCGTGGAGTAGAACCCGAAGGAGAGCCCGAGGGACTTCCCCATCGTGCGGACGATCTCTGCGAGGTCGCGATGGAACGAGACGTTCGGGTTTAGGCGGATGCGGGCGAGGAGGCCGTCCTCGCGATCCTCGAGCTCGAGCGTTCCCGTCTTCGTCGTGCCGAGGAGACGCTCGGGATTATGATCGGCGTATGCCTTCACGTCCCATTCTCCGCGCCCTGCGGCGGCGAGAGAGCGGGCGAACGCGCCCTTCTTTACGATCTCGGGGTTCGTGCCTTCCGCGGATGGCGAGTCGTAGACCGCCGCCATACCTTCGAACGTAAACCCGTCCTCGTCCACGGCTCGTAGTTCTGCCGTTGTGCGTCGGAACTCGATCGCCATCTCGTCTCCTTCGTTTCGTTGCGCGTCTTCTTCGGACGCTTCACGGATGATACGCGATGCCCACGCCATCCCGCTATCTCCCGACCATAGAGCCCACGCGATACGACCGTTCGAAGGGTAGCCGTCTTCGCCCGGGCGGAATCCCTGCGCCTCCTTATCGACTTCGTGACGAGCGAAGTAAGACGACATCCTGACGACCGTCTCATACGGAAGTCGTCGCCCGTTCGAAATATCTCGGGCTCGTGCGATGCCGATCTCCGTCCCGCCGCGCCCGAACTCTCGACGCCACTCGAGCCCCTGCTCCGCCTCTGCGCGCATCTCCGCGGTAGGCTCGTATCCGTCGGGATCAATCGCGCGGGCGGATAGGCGCACGAACGCCTCCGGGCCGTAGGCGTCGATCCCCATTCCCTCGGCGGCGTCTCGCGCCTCAACGTCGTCGTCTACGAGGTAGCCGATCTGGTCGCCGAACTCTTCGAGGAGTTTCGAATACTTAAACGCCTTAAACGCCTCGATGACCGCGAGGCTCGAATCCTCGGAGAAGTCCTGAAGGTAGATCGCCTCGTACGGAATCTTGTTCTCTGATAACCACGCCTTCGTCTCGTCCATCCGGGCGGCGAGTCGTCCAGAGACGATGAAGATTCTCTCGCCCTTCTCGGCCTCTTCGCGAAGCCTCGCGATAACGGGTTCGTTCGGTGTATCGCCGCTCGTCGTAAGCGTTCCGTCGATATCGAAGATCAGGATCACGGGTCCACCTGAAAATCGAAGACGTGCGCCTCTCCGTCTACGTCAATCGATACCGCGTAAAGAACGTCGCCGTTCGCGATCTTGACCTCTCGGAACGAGGTCGCGGGAATATGGAATCCACTCGACGTCGTGACGTCGGATGCGCCGAGATAAATCGACTTATTCGAATCGTTAAAGATTGTAAGCTCGTGCGTATTCTTGGCACTCGCGGTCCCGATTGAGACCGCCGCGGTTCCGATGATATATGCGCGCGCCTGAAACGTCATAGTTTCGCGATCCTCTTCGCCTCTGCCGGATCCATCCCCGCACTAATGAGGGCGGAGTAAACGTTCGCCTTTTGCTGCGCCGATGCGATGGCGGCGTCTGCCTGAGCGAGCGGCTGACGATATGCGTTCGCCGATGGATCGTCGATCGGGGCGAGATCCTCGAGACGACGAATCTCTGAGACGGAGGCCCAACCTTCGGAGAGGGCGATTCGATAGGCCTCTGCGCGATCGCGCGTAGAGCCTCGGAGAAGCGCGTCCATTGATAGACGAGCGAACGCTTCAGGGAGAGGAATCAGGAGAGAGAGTGCGCGTTCGATCTTCTCCGCGAGCGGGCGTAGCGTATAGGAGACGAAGGCGGCGTTCAGTTCGACGACGGACGAATACGACATCGCGCCCGGAGTCGTAACTGCGAGAAGTTGAGGCGGAACGCGGAAGATGCGCGCGATCTCGTTCACCGTGAACTCTCGCGAGGCGAGGAGCTGCGCGTCTTCAGGGCGGAAGGAGAGAGCCTTAAACGTTGCGCCTCCTGAGAGGACGCCCGGAGTGTGAGCGTTCGCGCCCGTATGATGGCGCAACCATCCCTCCTTTAGCGTCTTCACCTGATCCGCCGTCAAGGTATCGGGCGTCTCGATGATGCCCGTAGGCGTGGAGCCTGTCGCGAAGAACGAGGCGGCGGATGCGTCGAGCGTCATCCCGAGGCCGAGCGTATTCCGAAGAGCTTCGAGAGGATTAACTCCCTTCGCGTGACCCGGGATTGTGATTAGCGGGATATGAATAATCGTCTCGGGTCCGTATTGTCGCGACTCTGCGCCACCGCGAATCGTGTAAATAACTTCGCGTCCTTCGTGCCGCACGTCCACGGTGCGCGGATCGAGGACTCTTACCTCGAGAGGCGCGAGCGTATCGGGATCACGGGGCGCGAAGATATAGGCGTTCCCCGAAAGATAAAGAGAGACGACGATCTGAGAGAGCGTCTCATTGATCGTAGTATTCGATCCGGGGATCGGCGTAATCATCCACTCGGGTTTAGATCCTCCGGGGCGATACGGGCGACGCTGACCGTTATCGCGAACGTAAGAATCGAGAGGGAGTGTTGAGATGATATCGGCGAGGATGGTTACGCACGCCCACGCGGTCGAGAGTCCGAGGACGGAGTTCTCGTTTACGAGCGGCGCGCTAAGTCCGGGGACGCGATCGAAGGCGGACGGAATAAGTCCGAGCCCGTTAAGGTTTCGCTCCTCGTTATTCGTTCCGAGAACGCGGCGAATGATGCTCACTTCTTACCCCTCTCGTATCCGATAACGATTAACGCGATCCCGAGGAGTCCGATAATGGACGCGGGATGGACGAGCCACGCGGCATAGAGTAGCAGGGCGACGCCTGAAAGTTCGAGGACGTTCGAAATCATAGGCTAAAAAACTCCACACTTCGGGACGGCTTCTCCGCCTCTGACGCATAATAGCGCGCCCGATCCAATGCCATAACCGCCGCGACGGCGAGGTCGATCTTTCTCGGAGATCCGCGATGCTCCTTCACGATGCGCGGCCCGAAACGATCCGTCTTAACGGTCGCGTTCGAGAGATGCCGGACGAGAGCCTTCGAGAGGTTCGGCTCCCCGCCCCACGTAATCGTCTCCTGCGTGACGGATTCGTAGAACGCCTGAGACGAGGCGACCATACGGGAGGGCGACTGTGGATAGTGGACGACCCGGAGCCCTTCGCGCTCGAGGATCTCGAGGCTCCTCGCCCAACGGAACGGGTCCGCCGCGAGCTCGACGATCTCATACTTCTTCGCGAGTTCGAGGATCGCCGCCTCTACCTCGGAGATATCGACGCGCCAATGAGGATCGTCGATCGGACGCTCGTAGCAGAGAAGAGGCTCGACGTGCCCGTCGAGGGTCGCGGCGCAGAGAACGGAGGCGTCCCCATCGAACGATCCGTCGAAGGCGGCGACGATCTTCTCGCCCGGGATGAGACGACGCGGAGACTCGAGCCTCTCGAAGGAGCCCGTCGGGAGCCACGAGGTCGCGCGCTGAATCCAACGATTAAGACGCTTCGTCTCGAACTCGTCTCGCGGGATTGACTTCGCGGCGGCGGCGAAGTCCTCGGGGTCGAGAAAGTCCCCGAACGCAGGATTCGCCGCGGCCCACGCCTCGGGCGAATCCCACGCGAGGTCCTCGGGCGCGTGGAAGTATCGGAAGAAGAAGGCGTCGTCCTGAACCTCCCCTGACTGAAGTCGCATCCCATACTGAAAGAGGCGATAACAGATGGAGTCCTGACCGCGTGAGTCCGTCCTCGCGCCCGCGGTTGAGATCCCGAGGACGAGAGGATTCTTTCTCGTACCCGATCCGAGGTTCACGGTCGCCCATAGACGGTCGTCGGGTTGGACGTGGATCTCGTCGAAGATCACGGTCGAGAAGTTGTAACCCTCGGCGCGTGAAGCGTCGGAGGAGAGGACGCGCAGGACGGAGCCCGTTTCGGGGTACTCGATCACGTCTCGCATAACGCGAAGTTTTCGGGAGAGGTTCGGATCGAGCTCCACCATACGAGCGCACTCGCGGAAGACGATCCGCGCCTGAGCCCTATCCCCGGCGACGATGGCGACCTCGGCTCCGACTTCGGTAAAGAGTGAGTAGAGCGCGACGCCCGATGCGAGGATGGACTTCCCGTTCTTTCTCGGCATTAAGAGAAGGCCGCGCCGATACTTACGGCGACCGTCTTCGCGATGCGCGAAGAGTTCCGAGAGGATCTCTTTCTGCCAATCTCGGAGGCGGATTAGTTCCCCTGCGCCGTCGCCCTTCGAGAGGCGGCAGAAGGACTCGATAAAGTCCGCGACGACTTCGCCTTCGGGTTTAGGCGCGGCGAGCTGCGCGGATGATGGCGTCGAGCTTCGACGTCGCCGAGTTCGCGTTTTCATCGATCTCTCCTCTCAACCCTACCCGCGCCGCGGGCGTGAGCCCCATCTCCCGGGCGTACTTCTTCACCGCGTCCGCATTATCGCGGACGATCTGATGAAGAGGATTCTTTACGAGGTTCCCGTCTCGACCCTTAATGAGCGGGCCCGTCTTCGAGAGCATCGTCTCCGCCTCGATATATCGCGCCATCGCCTCGGAATAGAGGCGGAGGATATGCCGATCGGCGGACGTAAGGACGCCCGTCTTCCCGAGAGCGCGGACGACCTGCTCCCATACGACCCGAGCGTCGTCACGAAGATCCTTCGGAGGAGTGAGCGGTCCGCCTTCAGGAATAGGCTCCGCATAGTTGATCACGCTCGGCGACGTCTCTCCCGCGAGGATTCGAAGTGCCGTAGGTTTAGGCTGCGGTCCGCGAGTTCCCATCGTTACTTCCGGGGAGAGAAGACTTCGCCGCACGAAGGGCACGTGACGGAGTGATCGGGTTTAGGCTCGGGCGTTCCGACTGCGGCGAGGAGTCCCGCCTCCGTCGCGACGGACGAGAGGAGCATCTGAACTGCCGCCTCGTTCGAGGAGACGGAGTCGAGGAGTTCGCGGAGTCGATCCTTATCCGAGAACGCGAGGTCCCCGACGGAGTCGTACGTCGCGAGGACGAGCCTCTCTTCTTCTTGAGTGAGTTCGACGTAGGAGACGGGGATCGCCTTCTCGTCGCGCGAGAGCGCGAGCTCCACGCGGAGGTGACCGTCTACGAGATGGCCCGTCGTCCGATTCACGATCACGGGCGCGACGAACCCGACCTCGTCGAGGAGCGCGATCAGGGCCTCGCGCTGACGCCCCGGATGCGCGCGGAAGTTCCCCGGGTTCGCGAGAAGCTGCTCGGGATCTTCGGCCCCTATGCCCACGATCCGATTCTTAAATGAGTTCGTCATCGCTCGATCGTAGCCGATAACGCGCTCGGGAATCGGGACGGTTCGAACCGTACACCGAACCGGTTCGTTCCACCAAAACCAAAAAACCCCCC